TTCTTTTGCCCACTGATGAATAAGGGGTACGAGTTCTTGGATTGTTTTCATTTGTTGATATTTTTAGTTTTTAATTCCTCTCTCATTCCCATACAGTAGGAGCGGTAATTGATGTTAGACTCGTGCACGTAATTCTGTTATAAATTTATTGTTTTTATTCATTTTTTTTAGTGTTTTTGAGTTAATAATTCTGAAAGTTCCCTGCCTTGTGTAATGAGGTGATTGTAAAAGAATTTCAAAGTATCTTCTTTTTTGAACCTTCTTAATTTTCCGTCAGGGTCATTGGTGCTGTTCTGAAAATGTTCTATCAATGCCCTAATAGCACTATATTCCTGCTTATCTTTTGCCTTATTTTGCTCTAATCGAAGTCGCTTCTCGGTTTCAGCTCGCATTAGTTGCTTGTCCTTCTCTGTAAGTGTGGCAAAATAAGGTTGTAATATACCTCGCTGATAGAGTGTGTCATAAATAGGCACGGATAGCATAGGTAATTCCTTAGTTTCTTTGTACTCCTCAAAATGCTCATTGAGCCAGCGAAGCACGTTTTTTTCTTTTTCCTCTTCTGTCATCGTATTTTGATTTTCTGGTAATTGTGAAATGTTAATGTTATGCGCACGCTGAGTGTCTTGCAGCCATTGGCGATATTTCCCTAAAACCGTACAGACGTAAGACACGTCAAAGAATTGAAAATGCTCTGTCACGTTGCCAAATTCCCCACTTCTGTCCATCTGAAAGGCTTTATATATCTCTTGAAAAGAAAGTCCTGAAAAACGGCTAAAAACAGCATTCCATATTTCCTGCTTTTGCAAAGGGTCGATTTCTCCCTTAAGTCCTACAAGAGTAGCAATACGAGTGAATACCATTCCGAATGTTGGGGCTATTACTTCACGGTTAAGGTCTCTAAGTCGTGGATATTGATGGAATGTTTTAGCTATCGCCAAAGGTGTGAGTTCCCCAGCCTTGCATATTGTTTCTAATGTTATCGGCTGTTTGGCGACCGGCATAATACTGCTGTTTATCGCTTGTAGATTGCCGCTGTTGTCCGTTTGTAATGATATTTCCATTTTCGTCTAAGGTGATTTGATTGTTAGCAATGAGGTGAGGGGCTTGTGTGTTATGTAGCCAATCAGCCTCAAAACTTTTCCATTGCTTTTGAACTATGATACTCAGTATCGCGTTTATATCCTGATTTGTTAGCCGTACCTGAATGATGAAGTTATTAAACGCTCGTTCGGTATTAACAGCTTTCTTTGCCTTGCGTATTTTTAGCCACTCATCTACAAGTTCTGGAGCGAACCCCTCATTTAGCATTGCCTTTCTGAAATTGAAAGGAGGGGGGGCGGGCGCAACTTGGGGGGAGGTTTCTTTTTTAGCGTTTAAAGGCTGTTCTTTTTTTTCGCCCTCGCCAAATTCCACACACACGCTTTTCTGTTTCTCTTTTTCTAAAAGAGAAAAATCATTTACATTTACATTATCATTTACATTTACATTAAGGGGGCATTTGCTTTTTTTGCTTTTTTCAAAAACCAATTGGTTTTTTTGCTTTTCTTTGCTTTCTTCTAATTCATTGGTTTTCAGCGGTCTTCCTCCTTTTGATCCTGCTTCTTTTCTCTTTTCTTTGATTGATATATACTTTTGTGTATCCCTATCAATCGTTTGCTTTACAAATCCGAATGCTACTTTTGCAAGTGGTTTTAGTTCAATCAAGTTACCATATATGGCATATTCCGTAATAGCCTGATAAACTTCCAACTGAACCTCACTTGGCAAATCCCGAATAACATTCAACCAATCTTTGTAAAAAACAAATGTTTCTCTTTCCATAGTGTAGGTATTAAAAAACTCCCCTTGCTCTTAACTTGCTCTCTGGACAATGGCACGCCAAATAATAACGCTCGCCAAAGACAAGGGGAGACAAATGAATGAAATGTTAGAATAAGGTCGTTTGATTGAGGTCGTCAATCATCCGTTGTAAGTTTCTTTGCATTTGGTTGTAATAAGAAGGCTTTAACTCTATCCCTATAAAGTTGCGTTTTAGTCTCAAACTCTCATGCCCCTCGCTGCCTATACCTCCAAATGGACTTAATACGGTTTCGCCTTCATTGCTCCACAAGTGCAAACAACGCCTAATGGTTTCTAATTGTAACGGACAAATATGTTTTTCGTCCTTCTCATCACGTGCGCTGGTATATTGCAAGGTGTCGGAGTAGTTTATATCATACCATACTGGCTCTGCATACTTTTGCCATAAACTTACGGGGAGGTAATTTTCTTGTTTCTCATCAGTATCTTGGTGTGTAATAGGTACAAGATTATCACCTGCATTGCGAAACACTAAGATATAATCAGGAATACCCGTGCGAGACATACTACTGTCTTTTTTGATCGTTTTATGAAGCAATCCGATAGATTTGGTACGGGTCATCTCCACTACTGGGCTCTTCCAAATTGTTATTCTATCGTGGTAAATAAAACCCTCTTTTTGGAAGGACTGAATGATCATTCCTGAAAAGTCTTTGAGACCTATATACCCATCTTTGCCTTTCATTGCGGGCAAGTCCATACAATGCACGGCTACCAATCGCCCGCTTTTCACTACTCTTGCTAACTCTTTCACAAGGAATTGAAAGTGTACAAAAAACTCTTCATAATCTTGGCAGTTACCCATATCACGAATATCATCTGAATAAACGTACAACTCGGCAAATGGAGGACTAAATATTGAGAAGTCTATACTATCAGTAGGGAGTTTTGCTACCTCCTCTACGCAATCGCCGTGTATGGCTCTGAATGTAGGTGTTTGCATATTTCTTGGTTTTTAATCATTAGTTCTTGCATTTGTTTGAATTGTGTTTCCTTTTCTCTTATGCTGCTCATAACGTTCTGCATAGTGTCAGTAGTTATGATATTCACCGTTACATCACCTTTCTTTCCAAAGCGGTGCGAACGTCTTACTGCTTGGTAAAATCCTTCAAAAGAGAAATCGGGGCTCATAAAAGTTTGATGCAGACAGTGCTGAAAGTTTAGCCCGTACTTTGCTATCTGAGGTTTTGTTACTAATACTCTATATTTGCCGTCTACAAAGTCTAACAGCTTTTGCGCCTTTTCCTCTGGCTCATCTTTTCCTGATACTTCTACCGCTCCACGAATACCAGCCGTAACCTCCTTGCTTTCATCATTGAGTTTTACCCATACGATATGAGGCTCGTTATCAGCATTAGCTATCTCTATTGCCTTGGCTATTCGCTGATCTTTTGTACGCCTCAATTCTTTATTGAAGTCAGCAGCTGATACAGCCATATCGGGGAATAATAAACCATTGCTGAAATCATTTTGTGTGATGATTTGGTGCTCCTTGTAAATCACCTCTGATAAGTCATATCCTTGCATTGGGTAACCTATATCAGCAGGATTGGTAAGCATTACCGCCCAACTTGATATGAACTGATAGAACTTCTCTATTGCGTGTCCTTTTAATCGCCATTTGCTCGTGTGATCTTGATCATTGATAAAGTAAGTAGCGAGCATTCCTAACCTGCTTTGATAGCCTAAAAACTCTGAATGGTTTGCCAGTTCCATAGGGTCGTTTGGCGATGGAGTAGCGGTAAAAGCAAACTTGTAGGGGGTATTGTGGAAATACTCAAAGAGTTGCTTTTTTATCTGCCCCTCAAAGTTTTTCATTATCGAACTTTCATCGACGATCAGCCCTGCATACTCTTGTGGGTTGATATTGTGCAAATTCTCAAAGTTGGTGATCGTTACCTTATCAAGGTCAAAACCAAACTTTTCCGCTTCTCTTTTGGTTTGTGCTACCACTACCAATGGGGCAATGATTAACACTGGTTTATTTGTGTACCTTACGATTTGGCTCGCTGTTTCAAGTTCCATTACCGTCTTCCCAAGTCCGCAATCAGCAAATACAGCGTGTTTGCCTTTCATAACGTTTTGGGCAACAATATGCTGCTGAAAGGGGAATAATTTAGGGTTCATCGGTAGTGGAGTAAATCCCTTATGCTCCTTTGCCCGTTGCTTTTGTTGCAAAAATTTCTGATACTCATTCATTTTGATTTGAAATTAGAGATTTAAAAAAAGATTTATGCGCACTCAATCTCCTTCAAATCGGTTATACAAATTAGACGGCTTTTTAGCCATTTGGTAGGGGGTTGGTTATTAGGTAGTTATGTTGTTTACGATACTGTTTTATCGTCTTAAATAGCCTTCTTTTTGGACGGCTTTTAGACATTTGGTTACGTAAACTTTGCCCCCGCTCACGGCTCTTGCCTATCGGGGTACACAATGGATAAAATTACAACGTATTATTATTTAGATTTTAAAAACTTATTAATGAAGTAACTTTGCCCTTTGCCAGTTACTTTTGGTGTTTTATTCACTGTAATATGCCCGTCTGAATGGGTGATACTCGTTTCTTTGATTTCAAACAATCCTAATTCCATTGCTTTTTGTGTAGGCATATTGTAGTCAGTGCCTTGTCGTGTGATAAGGTAGCCGTTAGAGCGTAACCACTCAAAGAGCCTATTTTGTCCCATTTCCACGCCATTTTGCTTGATGATTTTAGCAAGTTCGCCTATCAGTATAGATGTTTTTGAGGCACTAACAGCATCGGCAAATAATACCTTGGGGGCTTGCGCTTGCAGTTGCTTTTGTTGCGCTTCTATCCTCTCGGCTTGTTCAGCAGCTAATCGCAATGCTTCTGAAAATGATTGAGGAATTTGTTGGTGTGCTTGTTCTTTTGCTCTTAGTTGCTTTTCGCACTCAATAAAATACTGGCGTGCCATTTTGCCCTTTTCTGAGCGTTGCAACATTGCAATCTCTTTGGCGCAATCCAATGTAAGGGCGTAGTCTTTTACGGTTGTACCACCTATGCCGTTAGGGTGATGTCTAAAAACCGAAACCGCCTCATAATCAACATTTTCGTCAAACCCATACCCTAACATTCTTTTAGTCCAGTCTGTCCAATTTTCTCTAACCTCTAAAAATGTATAGAGGTCTTTCATAGACACTACTTGATTGCCATTTTGTTCAGTGATTTTAATCAACTCTTGCATTGGTTGATAATTTGTGTTTGTTATTTCGTACATAATTAAATAATTTTAGAAGTTAGTAATTCCTTTGAGAAGAAAATGAAGTTATCCAAGTTCGTGAAGTCGTCAGCGGTTAGACAGCCTGCGATGCAGTCGTCAATCGTCTGTATTTGCCACAAAATAGAGTATAGGTTATCCTTTACCCTGCTTTCAGGCAACTTGTCCATTACCTCATTAAAAAGGTCTAAAAGGTGATTTTTCGTTTGGGTAAGATTGTAGATTTTACCCTCCAAATCCATTCCGATATGTTCTACTTTCGGTAGGATTTCTAAAAGTGAAGTGTGGGCAGTTTTCGCACTGCAAGGCGTGTCTATGCAATTACTATTATTCATTGCATTAACATTTTCATCGTACTTTGGCATTTGCGAATGAAAATATTTATTAGTAATAAAATAGGAAAGGCTATCGCCCCCTTTACTCGCCAAAGTACATTTACTATTCTTTTCAGTATAGCAAACCGCAGGGTTATGATAGCCTATAATATTTGCAACATTAGCTGTTGCAGTATTGACATTAAAAAATGCTAATACTGAAATAGAACTAAAACATACTTTGGCGAAGTATGGTGCAAATGTACGACTATTTTTAAAACTAACAAACATTTTCATTCGTTTTTTATTGCTTATTTATATCTTCACTTTGATATTCAGTGCTTTATAACTTGTTTTTATCCTTGCTTAACGAGGGGTGAAAATTGCTTATTCCTCATTATCAGGTTCTGGCAAATCAAGATTGAAATTATCCATACACATCTGCCTTACTTGCTGCTTAAATTCCTTTTCCCATTCATAAGTGCTTAACTTGGTGCTACTCACTGGCACTCGCTGTATCTCACCAGTAGCAGGATTAGGACGCTCCTCATAATTACACAAGGCTTTCAGTACATTATGAACCTCATTAGGAGGGTAAAACTCGCCCCAAGTATCATTGATAGCCTGCTGAATGATTGGTATCCAAACGCCCCAATAGAATGCATTTTGCTGTACGCTTCTTTTTTTTGCTTCGCCTCTCAATGGTGATATTGATATTCGTATCCTCAAATGAGGCTATAGCGTTTTGTATTAGATTGCGATTTTGTACCAATTTGCCGTTCTTAACGTTGCTCGGAATGGTTATCTTTTTCATTGTTATTATCTTTGAAAGCAAGGCAGGACTCGAACCTGCTACTATCCCGATTGATACTTGCTTTTTGTTTTACCTTAAAAAGGCATTCCGTCGTCTTCTTGTGTGGGTGCTTGCCCGTACTGGTTAAACATTTGCCCCTGCTGATATTGCGGCTGTCCTTGTGGCGGGTACGCTTGTGCTTGCTGAGGCGGTGCGTATTGCGGTTGCTGTGGGTAACCTTGGGGAGGTTGTGCATAACCTTGGGGGGCTTGCTGCTGTTGTTGCGCTACATTCGTGGTTTGAATGAGTTCAATTTTCCAACCCTCAATTGTGTTGAAGTACTTAACCTCGCCTTGTTGGTTTGTCCACTCTCTACCTCGCAAGTTGAAATGTACCCTTACATTCTGACCTACTTTCAAATTGTTGAGTAAATCACAACGCTGTTGTGTGAATTGTATGAGAATATCATTAGGATATTGCTCTTCTGTGGTGATAACTAAATCACGCTTCTGAAAACCGTTTTGCCCTACTGATTCGGTGGCAAATATTGTTTTAATTCGTCCTTGTATTTCCATAGTTTTTTAATTTTCAACTATAAATCCGATTTCTTCAGCTAATTGTTCAACTTCATTTGATAAATGAATAACATCAGGGTCTTTTCTTATATCTTTCAAATTATCCAAACACTGATATTTTTCTTTCAGTTCAATTAACAATCCTTTTGTTATAAGAACCTTCTCTTTTGTTGCTTCAAGTGCTATTTTGATTACTTGTAAAGCACTCATTATTTTGTTTTTGTTTTCCATAGTTATAATAAAGGTTTTGCAATTTCTAACAATTCTCTTTGTTCTTCAAGAAATTTGTCTCTGATTTCACTTGTCTTAAAAGCTAAGACCCTTCTATAACTATAATTTCTTTCACATTCAATCTTATCATTTTCTGTGAGTATTACATATTTATATTCATCATCATTTTTCCAATCAGGACACCATCCCTCATTGTAATAGTCTCTAAGAAATAGAAGTTTTAAAAGTGCCATCGTTGCTTCCACAAGCTCCTCACTTGGTGCTTCTAAACAGTCTGGTAGATAGTAATAATCACCTTTACTACGTGCCTCTTTGATTACTTCCTCAAAAGTTGGTACAGGTGCTTTTTGTTCAAAGCCTTGCAGGGTGTAAGATGATGTGGATAAAGTTGGTGATATTTTTTCTATCACTCTCCCATCTTTTGTGTAACTATGAGTAACACCAATGCCTTCTAAATATACTTTAATAGGAAAAGCATCTTTTTCAACTATATTTATAACCTGCCCCTCCTTATCAGGAAACACCACTTGGTCATAGACCGTCATTCCAACTTTAAATATTGTTTTCATTTTTGTTTAATTTTAAATTCAATACCTTCAGATTTATAATCACACAATTTATAAATGATGGCGAGTAAATCGTACAGTTTTTGATTTATCTGTTTCTTTTCTACTTCCTCTGGTAAAAACATTCTTTCAAAAATTTCAAGCAGACGAGCTTCCTCATAAGTGGCAGATATGTTATTTTTACCCTTTATCTCATACCCTTCATAACCTTTCCACTTGTCGTTAAAAACAATAGGTCTTTCGTGGTCTAATTCTCTCATCTTTACAATAGAGTGCCTTATTCTCATCCTATCATCTATAGAAATTCCTTTGTCTTTCAGAAATTCCATTATCTCGGATAGAATTTTATTTTTTTTAGATTCTCTTTCTTTTGCTGTGTCCATATTCCATATATTTTACTTATAAAAACTTCTACTTTTATGCAGTTCTAATACTTCACTGCTTTCCTTTCTATTTGCCTCAATAAACGCCCTTGCTTGCTGTATGCTCAGGTGTGTATTGATATTGCCGTATGCGTGGGTGTATTCTCCGTTGGCTCGTGCTTCTTCGATAGCCTGTTGTATATACTCCTCGCAATAGTTATGCTCTATAGCATAGAGGTCGTAGCCTTTGGATGTGATACCTTCCAAATGTACTGTATCGGTAGCGTGGAATATCTTTTGTCCGTTGGGTAGGAATATTCTCCAACCGAAATTTGGCACGTCGTGGTACAGCTTTACAGGTGATACCTTGAACACTCCGTAATCGTATATTTTACCTACTTGTAGCACATCTATATTCTTGATACAAGGCAACTCCTCTAAGAGAAAATTACCGCAAGCTACCCGCAATGTTGGTCTTTCAGCTTGTAACCGCTGTAAGGTTCGCAATTTTAAATGGTCGCCGTGTTTGTGAGTTAGGAGTACAATTTTCAAAGAACGTTTTACTTCTTGCAAGGCTTTGAGAGTAACGCCACAATCTACCATTATTGACTTGTCGTATATCACAGCGTTACCCTCGCTACCTGAACTAATTACTTGTGTTTGTATCATACTTGTTTAAAATCTACTTGCTGAGGGGCTGGTGCGCCTGCTACTGCTTGCGCTATGGGTTGCACCGCTTCAGGTTCAGTAGGCTCGTTTTGCTCAATAACCTCTGCATCTATTATCGTACGCCCTTGATGCTCTACAACATCTTGCTCTTCTTGCATATACATTGCCCCTAATTGTACGGGAAACGCTTCACGTAAGGCTTGCACTTTAGCTACTTTACCTATCATCGTAGCCTTTTTCTCATTCCAGCTACTTTGCTTCTTGTCGTATTCGTTAAGATTAACTTTTGCAACAAAAGGCTTTGAACGGTCTTTGCGATATACCTTTGCCCACGCTCCTAATATCTCGTCTGTAGGTAGATGAAAATTGCCCTCAACTTCTATTACTTCATTATTTCGTAACAAAATAAGTCCAGCTTCTAATCCATCGTAACTTGGATTAGCTTCAGCACGTTTCATTAGCGCTTCTTTGCTGACAATCATTTGAGCAGGGTTGTTACCAAACTTAATAAGATACGCCTCATTAAGGAAAGGGTTTAATTGGTTGTACTTACAAATACTAATAAACATAGCCACCTCTTGGTCGGTTACCGTTGCATTACCCCTTGTTAAGTATGAGCGTACGATATTGTAAGATAGTTTAACAGGCTCGCCCGCTACTTTGTATTCTGTTTCTCCGTTTTTTATTTTTACAGCTTGCGTTTGTTGCAATACTGCTGGTTGAAATGCTTGATTTTCCATTGTGCTATAATATTTGAATGTTATTACTAATGATGTACTGTTTTAAGGCTTGCAATTGCTTCATTGTTCCTGCTACAGTAAAAGTGGCTTGCACAATCTCATTTTCATCTTCTTGTACTGCTTGTGTAGCCTCTTGTACTGGTTCAGGTTGCACTGCTGCTGGTTGTACCGGAGGTGCTGGTTGCGCCTCATTGGTTACTTGTGCGGGTGCTTGCAAAGGAGCGGCTTCTTTTGCCCTTGCTTCAGCGGCTAATCTCGCTTGCTCGGCTACTGCTCGTTGCGCCTCGATACGTTGTAATTCAGCCTCACGTTGTTGTTTGCGATATTGTGCATTCTGTATAGCTCTTGTAACATCAAGCGTTTGTTTATATTCAGTTAGCATTTCAGCTTTAAACTCGTCAGGTTCATTTAGGCTTTCAATGAGTTGTATACTTTTGGTTACCTCGCTTACAAAGTTTGCTACCTCGTTTTTAAGGCTCTTATCTGAAGCCGATAGCGTAATATTCAGCGGCAAGCGTTCAAAGATGAGGAAGTCGATACCTTGTTGCTGGCACAATTCAGTAAAATACTCTTTGATACGCCCCCGCTTATCGTCTAACAAACGATTTTGCACCTCGTCAATTTTAGCTTTCAGCGTATTATCAGCCTTATCGTAATGTACTTTGATATGCTCTTTATACGCCTTTTCAAAGGCTTCATACGGAGCATTCACTTGCTCTTTGATATACTTGCGTTGTGTTTCAAAATCATCAAGTTCTTTGCGTAGCGTTGTGCGGGTGTTTTTCGCACTCTTTAAAGTCTCATCAGTTACTAACTGGTTGTCAAGGTTCAATTCAGCAATTTTCGCTTCAATTTGTTGCCCTACTGCTTTGATTTTCTCATAAACAATAATAGGGGCTTGTTTCAGTGTTATTAATTCTTCATTCATTTGGTTTATGTATTTTAGGTTATTACTTTTCTTAAAATAAAGTGCCGTGCGTTATTGTTATTTTTTAAGTTTCCAGATTTCAAGAATAACACGGCACTTATTATTGGTAGAGGCTCTTTATCTTTGTTTTTGTAGGACATTCGGCTAACTGCCTAACATTCTTACTTCAGTCAGCCGAAGCCTACAATTAAATAACAAATGAGCGGATTTAAGACATTTTCTTTATTAGTTTGTTTATCTCATTGCGCTTTGTTCTCAACTCGTGCAAAAACTCACTACTGCTAATCTCTTGTACTTCATACTTGCTATCTTGGTACGAATTAGACATTAAGAAACTCAATGTATCAATACCCGTATTATCAACTCGCAAGGCTGTTAATGATGAGTTGTTAGTAAGTGGCAATTCTTCATAAACGCTAATACACCAACTAATATTCTCATACTTCACTCGGTAGCATTTGCCCAATTCTAAGGTTGTGATTTGCTCTTTCATAGTTGTAATGATTTTAAAGGTTAAATAAACTGATGCCAATCGTGCGATATACTCTCTTCATATCTCATCTTGTTAGTTTCATAATTATCGCACCATCTATAATGCTCTTCATCTTCTAACTTATCGTAAGTCTTACAGAGCAAGTCTAACAATGTATCTTGCTGCTCTTCCGTGAATTGCAAATCATAATAACTACCTCTATACTCTACATAACTATCATTATAGGTTATCTCTATACGAGATTGCCCACCTCTCTTAACCCATTCGCCGCCTACACATAGATGGTAAACACCGTGTGATGAGCTTATAACGAAGTAATCTATGTCGCTACATTCTTCAACTTTTATCTTGCTTATGAGGCACGCAAACATAGCCTTACTCACCTTACCATTAGGTGTGTAATTTTCTTTTCTCATTTCAAATAGATTTAAAACTGGAGGTTCTTGGTCTTGAATATCACTAACTCGCACTATATGTAATGCGTTGTTAAATCCCTCTCTCTCATAGGGGTCGCATTCATTGAATTTCTTACCCTCGTAGGTTACATAGCCACCTTGTAGAAGAATTGGGCTACTTTGTTTTGCTGTTTCATTCATTTGTTGTAATTTTGCCATCGTAATTTTGTCTTTGTGATTTTAATGTTAATACTTAAAATTGCAAGTCATTAATGCGGTGCTGTGATAGTGCCGCTTTTTTTTGTTAGCTATTTTGTCGGTAGCGTTCGCATTCAGCAAAAAATTGCGCTTCATACTTTGATATATCTACCATTTTCTTTTGTCTTTTAGAAGACGGCTTGCTACCTTCCACAATAGCAAGCTCGTCATTAGTACGGATAATCTCATTTGCAAGAGTTCTTATTGTGCTTTCGAGACATAGCTTTGTAGTCTCTAATTCTTTTATCTTACTCTTTAAGTGTCGTATTTGTTGTTGCTTGTTCATATCTCAAGGTTCTATACTTATTAAGTAATGTTTCTTTTTCTTCTTCACTCTCAAACTCAAATAAATCATCTATATTGTCCGTTTGTACGTAATTTTTAAGTGGCACATAGTTTTCTATTTTCAAAAACATATGAGGTCGCCTATACAGCCAATGCCCTACTGTTATAGGTGATTTCTTAACTTCATTAGAGAAGTTCGCCAATTGCCCACTAATTAATTTAGTTACTTCTTTTGTTAGTTTCATTTATTTTCTTATTTTTGCAACGTTAATAGTAACGTTTCATTTTGATGGTGCAAAGATAGAACAACGCTCTGTATATACCAAATTTTTACAGAAC